TATTATTACCAAAATGGCTTAAAGCTATCATTAATTTTAAAATTAATGATAGCTTTAAGCCATTTTGGTAATAATATTGGATTAATAATCTACTTTTTTGATGATTTTGATGTAATATATGTGGGAATTGTGCCGATTGTATATAGAAAACGTACGTTATCTTTTGTTTTTAAATAACATTTATATAATTTTAATCTTGGACTATATTTTGTCGATATTATTTTCCATCTATCTTTACTCCATACTTTATCTGTGTAATAAATATATCTAGTATCTTCATAAATGATCTCTCCATCTGGTGGTGTCCACGGTTCTGATATTATTTCGACTTCTTTTTTTTCGAATGGTTCTCGCTTATCACAGATTCTGGTCTCGATGCATCGATTTATGATATCTTCACTACTTTTATGTGGATATCTTCTACGATAATAATTATATGAGTTATACAATGATTGCTCAGACAACGCATTGAATGGATTCGTCATTTTACTTTATACAATATATTATATTTTTATTTTGACCGCGTTAATTTTGTCAAAAATAAAATCTTAGATATATTATAAAATGTTTATTGAAAATTATCTCGAAGGAAAACAGTCCGAAGAAAATTCAATCGATGATTTATCTAAATTATTTAAGTGTGAATTAAAACAACAAGATGATGTATTCTCGCATTTTGATTTTTATGCGGATAATATTTTTGTTGAATTAAAAACAAGAAAAGATATTAAATACAATAATTATACTAATAGATTTTGTTTTAAAGATACTTTAATTGATTCATTAATATTTGATGCCGTTAAAATGAGATCAGCATATCAATATAATAAAAGAAATAAATGTAATGCTGATTTTTATATTGTTTGGAAAATACATAATGATAGATATTTTTATTGGAAAATAAATTGGGATAAGGGTGATTACTATCTAAAATCTGTAACTGATAAGTTCGGCCATGAGACTGAGAGAACTAGAGATATCATATATGTGCATACTCGAGCAATTCAAGAGTTATTATGATTCATCAGCATCAACCATCTTGTCTGGATCTTTTACGTATACATTCATCATTGTCTCTGTACTATGTCCAGTCTTCTCAGCCATATCCGCCATTTCTTTTTTGACGTCTCCAAACTTATCAGATAATACAATATGTCTGATCATTGTTGTGGATATATTCTTACCAAGATATCTTTTACTATATTTTAATAGCATTTGTGATCCGACGTTTGCTGATATTGGATTACCGGTAGATGTGGTAAACATAAAATCATCATTCTTTTTATCGGTTAATTTAATATACATTCTTAGAATCTTTGTTAATTCTTTTGGACTATCAATTATTTTTTCTCCATATGCTTTTGATGTTTTGTATTTATTATAAACGAAAAATAATTTATTTTTTTGATTGACTAAATAATTACGTTCTTTTTTATCTTCATCACTTAATTTATTATATGTTGATTTATTAATATACTTCATTCCAGCAAAATCATTTCTTGTTGGTATCTCAATTAACATATTATACAGAGTATACATCATCAATAGCTCACGGTCTTTGGCGGTTAATTCTTTTTTGGTTTTGAGATTCTTATCTTTAATCTCATCCGCCATTTGATTTATCATATTTTGTAATTCTTCTAACTTAACAAAGTTCTCTTTTTGCTTCTCACTAATTTTACCAGCTTTCTGTTCATCTTCATATTGCTGATTTAATTCGTCTCTGAGTTCTCCATATTTATCAATTAACTCATCATAATCACCATCTTTATTATTCAGAGCCATAAGCGTGATAATAATAGCATTATATGTATTTCTAATACTAGTATATTTATTGTTTTTTATTTTCTCATACACTTCATCGGGGTCGGCTAGAAAATCATATCCGGTTGTATCAAATAACTTTTGTAGTTTCTTAATTAAAACCATATATTGTTTGACGGTTGATTCTTTAGCATTTGGTCTTGATATTTCAATATCAGATTTTAAATCGTCTGTTTTAATATCCATATTATTTATATAATAATATATGATTATTATTTTAAATTAAAAATTATTAAAAAAAAAGATTATTTACGCATTATATACTTCAATGTATCCGCCATTTAGACGAGCCACACGAACGAACTCCGCATAACATCTCAGTAAATCGGGTTGAGCCGTGGGGAATGTTCCCGATATATGAATCTCTAATCCACGCTGACCGACACGCCCATTGGATAACTTTGTCGATAGATTGAAGAAGTTTCCTTCAAGATTTATTTTTTGGTCTTTCTCTTCATAATCTTTGCTGGTAAGTGTTCCCGCTGCTGCTTCACGACAGAACTCCGAACGAGTAATAAACGGTGGAACTCCTTCTGCGTGTGTAGTCATAGAGAATAGACGAGCATTGTTATCAATATCCGAACTAAATTCAAATCTATCATTGTATCTAATATTGAATGCTACGGGACCACTAACACCCGAAGCACTACGATCCGGCGCAATACTCACAAGATTACTTAATATACTTCCTTCATTCACAGTATCATTGGGAATTGTAGTAATCACGCGCGGCACCAGACGATTAGCCATACCAATGTTGCGAATTACTCCACTAGAAAGCGCTCCAACACTTGTGGTTGCTTCAACAACTCGATAATCTACAAAACTAAATGACATATCTTGATTGGCTGCTGCATATCTAGCCATCTCATCTCCCGAACCATAGTAGATATAATCAGCACAGAATTTTAATTGATCACGAACGATATGAACATCCGATGATACAACACCAGTTCTTATCTGTGCGCGTTGGCTCTGAGTTGGTACAAATGTTAATTCAATACTGATTTGTTCTTTCATTAAATATAATGGTAGCTGATGAACCTTAAGGAATGGGAATAAATCCGATAAATCAATCGAGTAGCTGGGGCATTCGTCTAGAGCAGCACCCGACATAACAGCCCACGCAGGAGTATTGAGTTCATCCCCAATGTATTCTACACCATTATCTAAACCATACGAACCGGCACTAACTCTCGAATCGTCATTGTAGTCAAATGAGTGAGCTAACCAACGACCAGTTAGATATGTTTCACGCTCTTTGTTATTCTCATTCGTAATTAGAGACGATTTAACAGCATATAAATTACGCCACGAATCAACTTCATTAATAGTCTTGTTACCAATCTTTAATACTGCCTTTTTAACAACTTGTCCAATACCAACATTTGGTGCGAAAAAGTACTCGGATGTGGCTTCTTGGGGTGCAAGAGCCATAAATATTTTAGAGTGAGAATGTAAAAAACCTTTATTCTGTAGAGTAAAACGAGTAAAACCATCCGTCGTTCCATTACCCTGCTGGAACACAACCGGCTCGAGCAAATCGGTTTCTAATCTCTGCGAGTAGTTAGCTGGAATCTGGTCCAGCTTAATGAAATCTGGGATATCATTACCCCCATCATAGCTGCTTGTTACGTCCATTTTTTATATACTAAATATAATATAATAAAAAAAATAAAAATTTAATTAAAAAAGTAATAATATTAGAAAGATTATTCAAATAGTTTTATATCAATTTCTAATAAATTATTATTGTATCTTTTATCACCACCCCAAGTTTTTTTATAGTTATGTGATTTAATTCTTCTATCATTTTGTTTATCTTTATTATTATGATGATATATTCTAGCCGATAAGTTATGATTATGATTTAATTTATATGTATTAACACTATATAATTTATTTATCCAATATGACTCTCTTTCCGTTCGATTTGATTCTTCACACAATTCTAATTCATATATCTCACAATTTAATAAATCTAATTTATTAGATGTACACTTACCACCACGCTTCATATCACAATAATGTTGTCTAAATCTACGATACATATTTTGTTTAGTACTACCAACATATTTTAATCCATTAATATCTTCAATACAATATATTAATACCATATTATTATATTATAATAATTTCAGTTTATATTAATTTCAAATTAAATAAATCATTGGATTAATTGGACACTCCCATCTTTGAATGCTAGAGTCGCACGACTCTTAACAAAGATGTAGACCCCCATTGGACGGTCGGATTTAAGGTCGGATTCAATAGAAACACCAAATTGCTCAGTGCTGAAATCTTCTCCAGCTCCGCCAATTCCATACTTAACTCCAAGGCCATATACGCTTCCACCTTCGGGGATATTGTTGTATGCGAACTCACCACCAGCTGTAGTGGTCATATTGTAATCTCTATTACAATTTACTGGAGATATGGAGAATCGTTCATAAGTGTAATCGGGTAGAACAGAATCAACAAAAGTTCTAATAATCTGTGGATCACATAGTTTGGTATTAGCATCTTCCACAACATTTGTGTTGTAGTCAAAGTCCGCTGGAAATTTCACTCCACCTTTTAGCCACTGTACCTTGGTAATTGGTGCTAATGCTGTGCTACTCGTTCCATTACCAGAAAACTGTACAGTTGCTTGACCATCTTGCGTTAGTGTATTAATATTAGCAACTGGTACAAATGTCATAAACGCAGACTGAACATTTCTTAGTCCCAGCATATATTGAATCTGAGCATTAGTAGAATTAATTGAAGTGTATAGAGAAGTAATTGTATTAAATTCATATGCTCCTTGTGGTGCTGGTGGTTGCATATCTGGTCCAAAATCACTGACTTCACATGTTAAGAATAAATCGGATAGCTCATAGTGAGCATCTCCAACACCCGTACTCGAACCGTCAAGATTGAAAATAACATTGCTATCTGGCTGTAATAGCATCTCAATAATTAGTCCGCCGAATGCGTCTTGTCTTAGATCAACCATATTACCACTAGATAAAAATCCAGATGGTAGATGGAATGAAAAACTATTAGTCTGTGAAACATCCGTCGTTGGAGACTCCATTACAGACTCTTGGAATGCCGATTTATTGGGCATAATTAGACACGTCTCTCCAAGATGGCCAATCTGGTCTTGTAGAGACGATGTCATAGCCAAATATGAGTTCATAAATTTTGAATAGTGTCTGATATTCTCACATATTAACTTTGATTTTTGAGATCGAACAGTTAGCGACTCAATAACATTGTAGATACCCAAACGATTATTCATTGTTAGTTCATCGGCGGGTCTAATTGGAGTTGGAGTTGCTAAGTTATCTTTGTATGCTGCGAACTTACCAGTCACACGAATCGTGGATGGATCGAGTAATCCATCTTGTGCCGATATAGTGAATGACAGCATCGGAAATCCATTCTTGAACGATATTTTACCATTAGCGGGTATGTTATCTGGGCGTATCTGAACATAACGACTAGTACTCATTTTATATTATATAAATTATAATATATTTAAAATAAAAATAAACAAAAAATTATATTTGATAAAATATATGGAGTTTGTAAATGAGAATGGAAAACCGGTTGATTACAAAAGATTTGAAGCACGTGAAATACAACTAATTAAAAAATATATAAAATCAGATGATCGAGTATTAGAACTTGGTGCAAGATATGGTGGGAGTAGTGTAGCAATAAATCAAATACTAAATGATAAAACAAAACAATATTCAGTTGAACCAGATTCAAGAGTATGGGAAGCATTAGAAAAGAATAGAGATAATCACAATTGTAAATTTAATATTATTAAAGGAGTTATTAGTCGTAAGCCACAAAAAATAGTTCGAGATACGAGACAATTTAGTGATAAAAATGATTGGGCGGCATATACTGTTGAAGGGAGAGAAATACAAAATTATTGTTTACCATTATGTAACTTTAATGTTTTGGTGGCTGATTGTGAAGGATTCATGGAGACTTTTTATGATGAAAATACGCAACTATTTGATGATTTAAGATTAATAATATTTGAACAAGATCGCCCAGATAATTGTAATTATGATAGACTAAAAAAAATATTTATTGATATGGGTTTTGAATGTGTTGTTGATGGTTTTCACACTGTTTTTGTTAAAACTGAAAAACCAAACTTTGATATCCCAATATTATATATTAATTTAGATTCAAGAACTGATAGACGCGAGCATATGGAACGATTATTAGATGGATATAATTATGAGAGAGTACCAGCAGTATATGATGAACATGGATATATTGGTTGCGCTAAATCACATATCAAATGTATGGAGATTGTGGCGGAGCGTGGTTATGATCGATGTATAATATTAGAAGATGATTTCGTATTTATTGGTGATAATAATTTTAATTCAATAAAAATACCGGATTTTGATTTTGATATATTATTAATTTGTAATCATATAAAAAAATACAAAATAATTGACAAAGATTTTAATCGTGTTGAATGGGCTACATGGACAAGTGGTTATATGGTCAATAAAACTATCGTTGAAGATTTAAGATATAATTTAATTGAAGGAATGGAAGGACTAACAGAATGTTATAAAAATAAAGTTGAGATTAAAACTGTTGGTCGTAAAAAGAAAACAGTCAGAACATTAAATAATGATATTAGAAAATATTATCTAGATTGGTATTGGAATCAGTTATTTGATAAGTATATGGCGGTTGGATTGAATAATACAATTGCTAGTCAATTAAATGATTATTCTGATATTCAAAATAGAGTAGAAAATAGATATCTTGTTAATAAAAGTGTCGATTAATTACTGTACAACATCTACTCCACCATCTCTTAGTACTAATCGGCGGATATGGAATACATATGAGTTGAATAGCTTACCAACAGTTGGTGCCGTGGATGTCTGGTATTTTAGAATTACCGCAAGGTCTTTGCCGCGCAAGTCCATTACACCTTTCTGAGATCCAGCACCAAACGATCGACCAAAACAGAAGTTATTCAAGAACTCTGTAAAACTCTTAGGCGGTATTCCCGCTGCGTCTAATGTCTTTTCTAACTCGAATAGATGGAAGGCGTCTAAACTATTCTTTGTTGCTATTTTTGCCGTGGATATCTCTCTCGATGGGATTCTCATTCCATCTAGAGTGTATTGTATGCTTGATAATTCATCTACCACTCCCGTGTATTGGCTTCTATTATTAGATAGAGCCACATCGTCAGAGTTCTTAGTAGTAGCACAGGCATTAGCATATGATGTGCCAGTAATCATATAAGTTCCAGAGCCAGATATCTGCTGGGCAGATGTATATACACTAGAATCAACAGGAACAACAAGTAAACTGCGGGCTCGGCTATTCTGTGCAAATATCTGGAATGTGGTCTGTCTATCAGATGCTAGAATAGAATGTTTATAATTTGTTAGCGACTGGATATCAAACTCTATCGCCTTTCCGTCTCGAACTTTTTGTAACATACCCTGTTTATATGCTGGGTCTAAATGTATTTGACTCACAACTAGATTAACATTAGATACAGTATATGTCGCATCATAACTTGACTGACTCGATACAGCAGTTGAATACAATGCCCAATTCTGGTTAATTGCTGCACCATTATTAGTAATTGATGCATCTAATACGACTTCAACTAATCCCGTACCACCACTTGCCGATGTGCTTGAATTAATCTCACTAATCGTTGCCGTAGCCGATAGAGTAGCAAGAGAACCATTGTTATTACTAAGTGCAAATCCAATAGTCTCACCAACAACAAATGGGAATTTAGACACACGCTGCGCACCACTAATAGAGTTATCAGTATCAACATAAAATGTGGTTGCTGCTGAACCATTTGCCCAAGTGTCCGGAGTAGAAGAACCATTGAGAGAATGGAATACCGGGTTGAGTGATAATTTGCGATCAAGTAATACACTGTCTAACTGTTTAATAACAGCCGGTGCATCATTCAAATCAATCTCCATATATAGACCATTCGTCATCATAACTGGGAAAATGGTATCTGAGTTAGCAAAGATACCCGTATGGATTGGAATACAACATTTAGCTGTTAGGAAATCAGAATCCGTGAATGATGCGGACTGGTCTCCCGATGTCTGCTTGAAGTATGGATTAGTTAGAGTATTAGCCATAGCGGATTGTACATTACCCGAATCACCACGATTACCGGGCTGATATACGCTTCCGCCTTCCTTTAATGCTCGCATATTCTCTGCGTTTCTATCTTTATCATAATCATACTTGACTGCTACATATGTATCATACGCGTTCACTTCTTCAAGGAGATTACCACGGGAACCATCATAGATACGAATATTTCTAATTAGAATAGAGCCACCAACTTTATCAAGCTGTAGGCGAGTTGGTGCTTTACCCGAGGGTAGAGCTAGTTTAACATTAAACTCTAGATATGTTTCGCGACCATCCATAAACTCGGTGGATGGATCGACAAATATCTGGACTTTCTGGCCGGGGGAGTAATTGAGACCATTTTCACTAGGAATGGAGATTTTAGTCTCACCAACTTTAACGCTGTCATCTGCGGACCAATATAACGACATTATTTTATAACATAAATAATATAATAAAAATAATCAAAAAATAAAAAAAAAAGTTTTAATTAAGAAACACGTCCAGTGGCTACTGTCTGTTGTTCTGGTGCTGCTATCTGCTGTTCTTGCTGTGATTGTATATCTGATTTCTCTTCTCCAGCTTCTTTTCCTTCTTCTTCTGATTCTCCAACAGCAGTGGTTGCGGCTGATGCTAAATCTAAAACACCACCAATTAGTGCTGCCGGTGGGAATGCTATGCCAGCAATGTCAGCAATGGAACCGCCAATCTGAAGTAAGTTTCCAGCTTTTTCCCAATTATTATTACCAGCAATGCCACCAGCTTTAATATCATCATATATATCTAAACCGCCTTGAGCTGCGGCCATAATACCGCCAGCTGCTCCCGCTACTTTTCCCAATCCAGTTATTGCTCCTTCTTTTAATGCTGATTTAGCTCCAGATTTTAATCCGGCTACTGCTGCTTCTTCTCCAATGTCTGCAACTGCTCCCGAAGATTTGCCGGCAACTTGTTCTAAACCGTCCGTTGCTTCTGATGCTGCTGGACCAGTACTGGTTGCTAATTCATCCGCTGCTGGTGCTTCTGGTTCTGGTGTTTCTACTTCTGCTGGTGGTCCAGCTTCGGATACTCTGTCAGCTTGTTCAGATGCTTCATTCGAAATTGGATTAGATTTACCATCTCCACCAGCTCTCTTTGCTTTCCAATCATTAAATTTTTTTATTTTATCCGGCATATGTGCGCCAGTCCACAGTGCCTGTGCCTTCTGCTGTGCGTCTCTTATTTGTTCGGTTGTTTTCTTTTGGTCAAATTGCTCACTAATAGAATTAGCAACATCGGTATTATGCTGCTGAATCCGTTCATTTAATTCTCTGACTTGTTCTCTACGGGCATTACCCATGGCGATTGCATTCCCATTTGTACCATATAGATCCATTATTTATAATATAAAAAATAAAATATATTGAGAATATTTTTAATTAAAAATAGTTATATTTAGAATAGTTTTTTATCACCTTCAGCTATCGGTGTCTCAAATCTGATATATGCTTTGGCTGGATTTTCTTGAAGATCAAGATACAAGAAACTATATGGAGCGTCTTCAATAGCCTTTTTATACAACTCCATAAATATACCAGGAAACATATCCCCAAATTCTTCTGATATTTTTTCTAATTCTTTTTGGTTCTGTTGCTTCATGATTATAACATCCGTACTATTATTACGAATTAAACCGGATACAGCACGGAATGATTGCGTGGTAAATGCTAATAAATCAATTCCATAATGACGGAACTTAGTCGCCAAGAATGACACTTGATTTGTTTTTTTAAAATCTTTCGTTAATATATCATCTAATATAACAGCCATTGTTGGTCGATCTTCTTCATCAAATGATTTTTGAGATTCAACAATATCAGTTATCATTTGGTCTGAATAATGATCGGCACAATCAAAAAATTTATTTAGTAATTTTCCTTTGGGGTCAGCATTCAAAGTATTTGATATAATTTTAACTGTATCAAATTTATCTCTATACATATCCGGATTACATAATAAATTAACAACTAGATTGCTTTTTCCTTGTTTAACACTGCCAACAATTAATAATAGAGCCGGTGGCTGTGGTAAATGCGGGTGGAGATCAGCATATCGTCCATCCGGCTCCGGGTCTTTTACCTTAAAAACTTTTGGTGGTGGTTTTGATTTAGTATCTTGTTTAGCTTTCTTCGGCATACTAATATATATATATTATTATAATAAATTAATTATATTTTTTATTTTTTAAAATTATTCAATTACGGTTAAATTATTCGGATTAAAATAAATCATTGAATCATCAATCTGTTTTTTAATATCTTTGATTACTGGTCTGTGTCTCTTGACTAACATTTCACATAATCGCTTGGCGTTATCTGGTTGATATCTAGGCTGCCCACCAACATTATAATGATTATATTGTTTTAACCAATTACCAAATTCTCGGCCATATACATTATACATCCAATCATCACAAAACCAATTTCGAATTTGTGGTGGATATACCCATCCGAATATTTCTAGATGAGTTTTATGTATCAAAAATTGTGTTGGTATATTATCGTTATTACTATATCCCGCAACATATCCAATATTATTTTTGGATTTTAATGTCTTAATAAATTTGGGTAACCATTCACACCGCTTATCATACATAATATCATCTCCACCAATCTGCATATATTCATGACCATCTGTAATTGCTTTGATTGCTAGTTGTGTCCATATGCGACACGGATCTCCCTTACAGTCGTGGAATGGTTCCCACACTAAATCCATATTACTAAATTTAGTTGGTAATTTAACATTACTATATAATTTATCGTCATCATCATAACCAATATATACAGTAATACGATATTGCTTTTGAAGTGGTCTTAATGATTCTAGTAATACCATATATAAATATGTTGATTGTAGATATTCCCAATTTCTACCATTTGATGTTGATGGAACACAAAAAGCAATTTTATTTTTTGGATTATATTCTGGATATTGAAATGTCAAACTATTAGTTGGATAAGATTCAAACAAATGATATAATGTTGTTTTATCATTATAATTAATTAACTTTTTTCCTTCGGTAATAGAATTGGATAATTCTACCCAACTATTTAAATGAACTTTTTTTCCATTCGGTACATTATATATATCACCCTTTTGCTGATAAGTATCAAAAAAATAATTTGGATTAAATTTTGGGGTATTTTTAATTATTAATGTTCCGTCTTCTTGCTTATCACACTCGGGAATAATCTCAGTATAATCACAATCAAATCCAGCCATTGATACGTGATTATAATTATCCAGTGCATAATATACAGCGATATTACCAGAACCCCAAACTACAATATCATTATAGATAGTTGATTCATCCTTTTTTAAATCTTCAAAAAATAATATTGAACCATCCTTTGGATAATCTGGCCATATATTTTTAATTGTTTCACTTACAATATATTTACTACACTTTTGCTTTTTTATAAATGACATAACTGATTTATTTTTCTCACATACCACGACATCAACATTAATATAAACGTCTGGATACCAATCAATACGTTCCCAATATCTAAACGCCAATCCACATCCGATAATATCATATCTATTTCTTGGTACAGATTTAAAATCAAATTCGAACAATGAACGTCCATTTCCGAATACAATAACATCTTTCATTATATAATGTTATTAGATTATTAATTTTAAATAAAAATAATAAAAAAAGATTATTTAAGTTTATTTTTTAAATCATTTAATATATCTGGATTTACTCTATATATTAACTCTTCGGTGAATTCTTTTAACTGTTCATATTTTTTTTTCTCTTCTAAATACAATCGTTTATATTTATCACATTCAAAATATTCACGTATTACCGCTAAATAATATAACATTATAATATATTATATTAGATTAATAATTTTATATAAAAATAATAAAAATAAATTAGTAACAGTTCTCGAAGAAATTTGATGCATATCTAGACCCCGGAACTTGTTTAGTTTTACCCATTAACTTATCTACCAATTCTTGTTTTTCTCGTTCTAATCTTTGGGCTTCACGTTTTTTTAATTTTCTTTCTTTTCTCAAAACTTCGTAAGAAGCTATGGCCTGAAACTGTGCTTTGGCTAAATCTTCTTGAGTGAACATCTGGCGTGCTGGGGATGGGGCTGGGACTGGAGCCGGTTTTGGTTTATCTTCTTCATCTAATTCCCGTTTAATTTTTTCTAAATCTTTTTTCTTTTTTCTTGACATTAATTCTTTTTCTTCCGCATCTAATTTCTGTTGCTCTTCTTTTTCACGTTTCTTTCTGGCTCGTGTCTCCGCTGCTTTCTCTCGCATCTTACGCATGTGCTCTTCGTTTACTTTACGCTTAGGCTTATTGGGGTCTTTTGGTTTTTGAGTTTTTTTAGTGGGTTTGGCTTTAGATATTTTGGATTCTAAATCTGCAACAATTCGGGATGGTATGTCTTCGAAGATATCGTCGGTTGGCTTTTCTCTTTTTACTGGTTCTGGAACTCTGTCTGGTAAGGGTTCGTCTTCCACACTCTGTTCATCATTATCGGAAAAGTCTTCTTCGACGACATCTTCGATATCTTCGACTGGTTCTTCTGGTTCAAAATTAAATTGGACTCGGGGTGGTTGTGACATTTATATATTCTATATTATAATTTATATTTTTTATATAAATAAAAAATTTTCATAAAAAATTTACATTATTTTAGTTCCTTAGGCTTTTTACGAATGTGTAATGTTACGATTGATTGCCCGGTTAATATTTCTGCGAATTGCTCATTTACATAACAGAATGATATATCAAATTCCGATAAATTTATTGGGGCGCTATTATTCAAGTCAAGATATGTTAGAGTTGATGGCTCATGAGTTAATCGACCCGTTGCTTGTTCAAATGATGTTAGATGTGCGATTATTTTACTTTTATTACCAATTAAACCATTTGTAACATCTTGCCCAAGATTATTTAATCTAACAAACATTGAATATTGTGGAGCTAATGATGGAACATAAGTTGATATAAATGTTGTTAATGATACTTGGTCGGTGGTTCCGGTTTCTACAACTGATTTGTCATACCCTAACAAATCTTGTGCGTTAGCTCCAGCAGTTGATGCATCACGATTATATATATCATTCTGTCCAAGGATTAGAACCGGTTTATAATCTACACCACCACTCGCGTTCAACTCCTTCTGTTCATAAGATGCTCCAGCGGCTGAGCCGCCACCACTTGCATTAACTGGTCTAATATCAAGCATGTATGAATCATTATCACGATTAATAACTAAATTATTCTCATACCATCCGCCACCATTCTTTACGGTTGGGTCATATCCCGTTATGTCCATTCCTTGATATTCTCTGATTTGTAGTGTTGAAGTTTCAAATCCATCTCTTCTACCAATTGCTAATACTGGATGAAGTGTCCAACAACACTGATTAACTGGCTTGAAGTACGAATCGTCTCTGGCTCCAACACGATGTTTAGTAATTAAATCATATTCTGCATCGACTGGATCATATAAATAACATGCTACTACTTCTCCTTCAACTTCAAATTTAACACGTTCATATGGCTCATCAACTAATGAGAAACGATCAGCACCAGCAAATACAGAACTAGCATTTAGCCAGTATTTAACTTCTTGACGTCTAAATCTGAATAGAGTATCCACAACATATTGATATACAACTAATTCACCATATATATTTCTTGCTACTGCGAAGTCCGCATATATATTTTGTTCAAATCTTAAATCTTCTTCACCATAATCAAATAATTCAGTAAGATCATATGTTGGCTTATATTCACCATTATCTGGATTTGGTTTATGAATATATCTAGATAAACCGACATGCCATTCAACAGCATTTTGGTTAGCATTACCAGCAGCTGTTCCAGATACATTTACTACAAACTCACCACTAGCCATAGATAATGGATATTGTGGATTAATACCCGCACATACTGTCTCTTCACCCGCTGTATCTATTCTAGCAAATGATTTATTAGCACTATTATATGTAAATTGGGCAGTGTCAGTATATGGGGCTTCTGATGAGTACCATTGTCTGAATGCATCAGTAGGTATATTGCTAGCATTAGTACCGGAGTTATTTTGATCATAAGTAATTGAATATCCAAGAAAACGATTCGTTGATGCTTCTAATGCTCGCGTCACAATTGCTTTATTTTTATAGTTTGGATGATATGTGGTTGCTCTAATTCTTGATTGGAGACGAGCCGCAAAATCTGCTGGGGATAGATCTTCATAAGTTGAAGTATCTGTATCATCTTCTGTTAAAAGGACTTGAACTGGCCAAGATGTTGAATAATTAAATTGATCAACTGATCCACTCAAATCACGTTTGACACCAATATATTGATAGAATTTATTACCATTTCCACCAACTATTACACGCTCTGGAATATTAACTTTACACGATGTTAATGCTACTTGTGCATCTTCTGGGACAGTATATGTAGATGTCAATGTATTTCTAAATGACCAAGGCTTAGAAATGGAATTTCTATTTCTTGATTGCTCTGCGTCTTGTGGCTGATTCGATAACACGACTAGACTCATTATGTTTTATAATTATATTATTATTTTAATTTTAATAAATTATTTTTAAAAAATAAATAATTGCTATATTATATTATATGCCGAAAAAAGCGAGTAAGCAAATGAAGCCACCCAAATCCGCCCCCGATTACAAAAAGCAGTTGGAGTTCAATGTCGAACGAGATATCCAGCCAAAAAAGCCATCAATGAAAGAGATCTTTGAAATGGATAATAAAAATAATTCCACATCTAAGAAGAATAAAGATAAAAAACCAGTAAAAAAGAAGAAAACTGATTATAAAAAGAAATGATATTAGTAATATAGAGATTAATAGGGATGGGGCAAAATGATGGTTAGTCACTAAAAAAAAAGTCTATAATATTATTAATATTTCCCCCAAGGAAGAATTCATTTTATTTTCTCAATACTTTTTACTATATTTACTATTTTTCCCCCCCTTTTTACCCCAACTTTTTATAAGAAGAAAAGAAAAAGATAAGAAGAGAGAATAATAAGTAATATAAAATACTTTAACTAAGGAATTGACTCTTCAATATCGCTATCGCAATCCAAATCAATAATGCTGTCATCACTATCATAGTCTGTATCGAATGTATAATTCTCTAATTCACTCTTAATTATATCAATATTTATAATTACTCTATCCTTATTCTTTCCATTTATCTTAGCTCTACCATCCCATCTAACACCATTCATCTTTGATATAACTTTTCTAAACCCTGACGACTTGAATTCACCCGGATTTATCAAGTAATTATTAATCATCCAAGCTTCAAAAACACAATATAAATCTGTTGGCTTTGCTATTATCTTGTTTTTTCTTATCAGCAAGTCATCGCGTTCTTCATGATTGATAACATCATTTAGCCATTTAATATGATTTGGTATTGCGTTTGTTGTCTCTATAATATACTCTTTATTCATTGGTCTGTCTTTTGGATTCCAATCACTAATATCTCTCTTTAATAACCAACTATATAAATTATTTATTTCCCGTTGATTATTAATTTTTTCCCAAATATTATTCCAGTATTGGTGATTTCCTTGATTCTTATTACTAAATTTAAATAACACAAAACGACGCTCATCAAAAGAGAAATGAACCGGACTTTCATTATTACTACTGAATTTAACTCGAGCCATATTCTTTTGTTTATATGGTGCTATATATTTTTCTTTGATATTATTAACTTCACGTGTAATATGGTCTTTAATTCTTTCTTTTGCTTCTCTACTATCGCGTCCATCAGTCTCATTGAATTGAATTAATAATTTATTTTTTAATTCACTATTAAATCCATCTTTTGGTAATATCTCATTAATGTTTGTTGTTCTATGCACGTAATCATTCGACTTACCAATAATACGTTCAGTAATTTCAATGGTTGTATCTTTTCCAGTACCTTGACCACCCTTTAATACTAATGCAGTTTGTGGATTCTCCCAAGGCTTCTGACATATATGAGCAGTATAATCCAAATAATATTTAGCACAATTATGATCACCGTCGGCTAAATTATCATTAACGAAGTCTATATACCATGTTGGCTCACTAATATCATCAATCATATCTGATTCAAATTCATTAAATGTATTATATATATGTGACGGTGTTGAATCTTGTTCCTTTTTAACGTATGGTCTAAAATCGAACTTATCATATTGACGCTTATTTTTATCCTTCAACCAATGTTTAAAAAATGGTTCTTCCTTACCATCTCCAGTAATAATAGATAATGGCTCACATATATCGGTCATTGATGCTTTATTATAATATACATCAGTTAATTGACAATTCTCATTTTTAATTTTCTTCAAATAAATAATTGGACTTGTATTTATCATGCACGCAGTTTTTTCAAATTCTTGTTTAATTGTATTATAATCTTTGCTATCACTCTCATCAAAATTACTAATATCAATATCAAGTATATTATCCTTTAATGCCCATTGAATAATTCCGGTTTGTTTTAATAGTAATTCATATTTATGCATATCATTTTTATCAAACATAAAACCATCAAACATTGGAACACATATATCCGAATCAATAACGGATTGAATAATTTCATTTTCCTTAATGCAAAATAATTTATTTATCATTGATGATATTGGATTTTTTTCATTGATTGATTCGATATCATATCTTTTAACATAATCGGTATTATTTAATATACGTTTGAATATTTTCATCTTCTCTTGATGTAGTCCAATTAAAAATGGATTTTTTGTATAGAATCCATCATTCTTTTTATTTTCTTGAATCTCATCACTATTTATGCATATTAATATATCAATTTTTTTGAGTTTATTATTATTTAAAACTTCTCGTCTATTATGTATATAATTAGATAAGTAAAACATATTTAATTGTTCATCATTATTATCATTGTATTCTTGACACAATTGATATAAAATATTTGGATGACAATTCTTAATATCAATATCACATAAATAATCCCCAGTTAAAAACTTTCTTAAATTCCCTTGAAGTGATTGGACTCCGAATCCATTCACATAAATTCTCCCATTCTTATTATTTGAAAATCTATATTTACGCTTAATTAATGCATAATCTTCATTATCAACTCGATTTTGTATGGCTTCTTGACATAATGCCTTAACTCCTTTAAAAAATGTTTTGAGTTCATACCCACGACCGTTTTGATCCGTTTCTAACTTATTCCAAAATTTATATTTGAATTCGTCCATCGATAGATTAAATACATACATAGCCTTCTTAACATTTATTTTATCATAAAAATCGAATTTCATTTGTGTCATATATATTATATCTTAGATAATATTTTTTTATAAATCAAACGAATTTTACCAAAAATCCCAACCCCCCTATATTTTTATATTATACTATTATCCTTATATATTTTAATTAAATTAATTTTAATTATAATATAAATAAAATTAAAAAAATACTAATATTTAAATGAATAGCGTTGAAATAAAGCCATCCACTGCGAAAAATAAAAGACTTAAAGCGATTTTTTATGATAAAGACGGTAAAAAAATAAAAACAACCAATTTCGGTCAAAAAGGTGGCCAAACTTTTGTAGACCATAAAAATAAAGACATAAAAAGTAAATGGATAGCTCGTCATAAAGTTCGTGAAGATTGGAATGCACCAATGACCGCTGGTGCTTTATCTCGCTGGATTTTGTGGGAATCGGAATCAATATCATCTGCTATTAATAATTATGTTAAAAAATTTAAATTGAAATTAATAAAATAATAATTTGAAATTATAAATATATAAAGATTATTATATATTATATAATATAGAAAGATGGACGACCATATCAAAGAAACTATAATTGATAAAGAAGCTCAAAAAAAACTAGCTAACTTAAAACGTGTTAAAGCTAGATATCAAAGAATTAAAGATGATCCAGATTTTAAAGCATATAATCGAGCGGCTCAAAAGAAAGCATATGATACTAATCCAGAATATCGTCAAAAAAAAATAGATGATTATTATAATAATAAAAAATTACATAATGATAGATCTTTATATAATTGGTGGAAGCGTCGCGGAAGATTAAATGAATTTATCGAAAAGCATCCAGATAAATATAAATATTTATGCAGTGTTAATGATAGATATCGAGTTATATTCGAGCATTCCGAGCCGACCGACCCT